CAGAATCATATAATGCCGACATTGTGCCATACAATAATGCGTGCGTTCAAATTGAACAAGCTGTATCAAGTTTAGATGGTGTAATTGATGAAGCGCAAACTGTAATCAACGCTGGAGAAGAGCCCTATGATCCAAGTACACTTAATAATTTGAAAGACAGTCTCTCTGAAGCACAAAGTGTAAAAGTTACTCCGCCTGGAGTCATTGAACCTTTAAGCTTATTGACAATAGATTCTGAAGCCAAGACCTCTCAGCTGAAGGAATTAAAGGCTACCGCCGAAACCAAATTATCTGAAGTAAATTCTTTAACTGTTCCGTCTATTCCGAGCATTCCTGATTATTCAAACAATGAAGCTTCAATAAAAGATGCATTATTTATATATCAGGATAGTATTCAGAGTCTGAAACAAGTCACGAATCCAGATCAAGATTTTGTAATTGATAGACTTCAAATGATTGATACAATTACGGAAATTGAGGCTGTCACAGAAGATACTGATGTGAATGGACTGCTCAACAAGCAACGCGGGTACACAAGCAGCATATTTTTTAGAGATACTCTCGTCGATATGAGTAAAGTGTATGTTGAAGATGGATTTGATGGACTTCTTGATATTGGAACGGATGCTGGTGGATGTATTGAAGTCTATGCAAATGAAGACGATGCCAAAAACAGAGACATGTATCTCTCCGGTTTTGACGGAGGCTTCCTATCTTCTGGTGGACATTATATTGTCGGAACAGTTCTCATTCGAACGTCGAATGCACTTACTGGAACGCAGCAGTTGAAATTGACTGAAGAAATCAAACAGGCACTTCTTAAAGTCATTCACTAACATTGTATAGCTCTTGTGGGGTCCTTCGTGGATCTCACAGGGGCTTTTCTTTTTGTTATTTGGGAGAAAAAACAGGTCAAATTCCTGCCCACTTTGCCCAACTTAAAAGTGGGCACAACCCGGGCAAAACTGGGCAGAGCAAAAAAATCGGTCGTTTCAGGCTCGAGATTTTTGAAAATATTCGGACAAAAGTGGCCATTTGCCCACTTTTTGCCCACTTTTTGCCCACTTTTGAAAAGCTGAAAAACCTAGTGTTTTCAATGGTTTCAGGGTTTTTTGCCCACTTTCCCACTTTTTTTCTTATTAACCCTAGAGAAAAATTTTTGTTATAGTAATAAGAGATTTTTCAAAAAAGTGGGCAGAGCGCGATTTTCACTGATTTTGAGGAAAATTGGTGAGATATCGAAAATCCGAAAAATCTAACCTAGCTTAGCGAGAACAAACCTAGATTAAAAATTCCAGATTCAGGATGTCGCGTGAAACGTTCGAAAAACATCATTTTTTCTTGAACTTGATGACTACGCGTGAAAAACACGCCCTTTTATGAAGAGAGAGGCAATATATGCTTCTCTCTTTAATTTTTGTTTGGAGGTTTAACAATCTCATGTTGGAAAACAAATTCAAGACGAAGCTCATCAAAGAGATTCGCGAGCGACTCCCCGGCGCGATCGTGCTTCACATCAATCCCCCGCCGCAGGGCATCCCTGATCTTCTCGTTCTGAACGGAGAACGCTGGGCAGCTCTGGAGGGGAAGAAAGAATCTAATTCGAGTCATCGACCGAATCAGGATTACTGGATCGAGAAGATGGATAAGATGTCATTCGCTGCGTTCATCAGCCCTGAGAACAAGGAGGAAGTTCTGAATGCAATGGAACGATCATTCTCGGATTGAAGGGCGACACGCGACATTCTCTGCGAGCAAGTATAACTGGCTGAACTACACGGATGACAAGCTGGTCACAGTCTATGACAATATGAAGGCAAAAGAAAGAGGAACTGTTCTTCATGCGTTCGCTGCAACCTGCATCCGTCTCGGGCAGAAGCTCCCTCGCTCACACAAGACACTCAATCAATATGTGAATGACGCGATCGGTTTCCGAATGGATCCAGAAGTGCTGCTGTATTATTCCGACGATTTCTTCGGAACTGCCGATACAGTTGCATTCCGGGATAACCTTCTTCGGATTCATGATTATAAGAGTGGTGAGATTGAAGCACACATGGAACAGCTTCTGATCTATGACGCTCTTTTCTGTTTGGAGTACGCTGTGTCTCCTTATGAGATTGATCATGAACTTCGCATCTATCAGAATGATGATGTCAATGTCTATAATCCGACTGGTCAGGAAATTATGGATATTTGTGATAGAATCATTCGCTTTAACAAATTGCTGATACAACATCGTAAGCAGGAGGTCTGATGATATGAACTCTATTGCTCAGGAAATGGAGAGTTTCTTTGGGATCAATGAAATGCTGGACTGTGAGGATCCGGTTGCTCTCGATATTTTGATGCATTATGGCATCAAACGACGTTCCGGACGATACCCTTGGGGTTCCGGCGATAACCCTTATCAACATTCCGGCGACTTTCTCAGCCGTGTAGAAGAACTTCGAAATCAGAAATATACCTTCACTGACGAGGACGGCAAGACCTATACTGGTGATCTCGCGATTGCAAAGTCGATGGGCTTGACGACAAGTCAGTTGAGAGTCCAGCTCAGTCTTGCAAATGCTGAACGGAGGAGCATTGACGTTGCGCAGGCCAAGGCTCTTCGAGAGAAAGGCATGAGCACCAATAAGATTGCAGAAGAGATGGGAATTGCTGAATCTTCGGTTCGGTCTCTTTTAAATGCAAATTCAGAGGCACGAATGAATCAGGCTCAGAAAACCGCTGACTTTCTGCGGGAACAGGTTGATAGCCGCGGCATGATCGACGTTGGCACTGGCTCCGAACTGGAAATCGGTGTTTCGAAGGAACGTATGAATCAGGCGCTTTACATCCTTCAGATGGAAGGCTATAAGGTGTACGGCGGTGGTGTTCCGCAGGCAACGAATCCTGGTAAGCAGACGAACTTGAAAGTTCTCTGTCCTCCGGGTACGGAGCATAAGGAAATCTTTCAGTATGACAAGGTTAATTCTCTGAAAGATTATAAGTCTTATGACGGCGGCGATACCTTCAAACCGGCATTCCAGTATCCTGCAAGTCTGGACTCCAAGCGCCTGCAAATCAACTATGCTGAGAACGGCGGTAAAGAGAAAGATGGTCTGATTGAACTTCGTAGAGGTGCAGCCGATCTGTCTTTGGGGGATTCCAACTATGCACAGGTTCGCATTATGGTGGATGGCACACACTACCTCAAAGGTATGGCTGTCTACTCAGATGATCTTCCAAAGGGCGTGGATGTCCGGTTTAATACCAACAAATCTGTCGGCACACCGATGGAGAAGGTTTTGAAGCCGATCAAGGATGATCCATCTAATCCGTTTGGTGCGCTTGTAAAAGAGCGTGGCGGGCAGAGCTATTATACAGACAAGGACGGAAAAGAGAAGCTGTCTCTCATCAACAAGACTCGTGAAGAAGCAGACTGGACAGAATGGGCGAATCGTGTCCCTTCGCAGTTTCTTTCCAAACAGAGTCTTGATCTGGCGCAGAAACAGCTGAATGTCGCAAAGGCTGACAAGCAGGACGAGTATTCTGAGATCATGTCTTTGGAGAATCCGACTGTTAAAAAGAGACTTCTTCAGTCCTTCGCTGACGACTGTGATACGGCTGCGGTTCATCTGTATGCAGCGGCTCTGCCGCGTCAGCAGTATCATGTCATTCTGCCTGTGACCTCAATGAAAGACAATGAGATCTATGCACCGAACTATAAAAACGGTGAGACTGTTGCTCTGATTCGATATCCGCATGGCGGAACGTTTGAGATCCCCATTCTGAAAGTTAATAACCGTCAGGCAGATGCAAAGAAAATGATTGGTACAACCTCTGCGGATGCAGTTGGTATCAATGCCCATGTTGCAGAGCGTCTGTCTGGGGCGGACTTTGACGGTGATACTGTCATGGTTATCCCCTGCAACTCTGCAACCTCCAGGGTACGCATCACTTCAAAGCCCCCACTTCGGGAATTGGAAGGCTTTGATCCGAAGATGGAATATGCAGAGAAGCCGGGTATGACCTATATGAAGTATAAGCGTGCAGACGGAAAAGAAGTTGATAACACGCAGCTTCAGATGGGTATGATCTCGAACCTCATTACTGACATGACACTTCTTGGTGCGACGGAACCGGAGCTTGCTCGTGCGGTCAAGCACAGTATGGTTGTCATTGATGCGGCCAAGCATAAGCTTGACTATAAACAGAGCGAGATCGACAATGGTATCGCTGCTCTGAAACAGAAGTATCAGGGTTCGTATGACGAGAACGGAAACTACCATGAAGGTGCTGCAACTTTGATCTCACGTGCAAAGTCTCAGCAGTCTGTGACCAAGCGCCAAGGCAGTCCGAAGATCGATCCGAATACAGGCGAACTGATTTGGAAAGATGTCGATGAACCGACTTATGTAAACTCCAAAGGTCAGACGATCCGCAGAACACAGGCTTCTACAAAGATGGCCGAGACAAAGGACGCGCGTTCGCTGATCTCCGATCTTGGTAGTTCGATGGAAGAAGCCTATGCCGATTATGCGAACACCATGAAAGGTCTTGCAAATCAGGCACGCCTCCAGATTGTCAATACGAAAGACATCCCATACTCTCCTGAAGCTAGGGCTCGGTATGATTCTGAAGTTCGCTCTTTAGATGCAAAACTAAAGACCGCTCTGTTGAATGCCCCTCGTGAACGGCAGGCACAGACGATTGCGAATGCCGTGGTGGCTGCGAAGAAGGAAAGCAACCCGAACATGACAAAGGGCGAAATTAAGAAGGCTTCTCAGCAGGCGCTTGTGGAGGCACGAAATTCTGTAGGAGCGCACCGTCAGGCGATTAAGTTGGAAGAGAAGGAATGGGAAGCGATTCAGGCCGGCGCAATTTCAAAGACGCAGTTGGAGAAAATTATTGCAAATACCGACCTTGATAGCTTGAGAACTTGGGCTACACCTCGTACAAAGACTGCCCTTTCAGATGCAAAGGTTCTTCGTATGCAGGCTCTTTACGAAGCTGGCAATACAACAGAAGAAATTGCTGCAGCCTTAGGCGTTTCTTCGTCTACAGTTTCGAAGTATTTACACAAAAAGGATGGTGTCGCATAATGGCTTTAATGCATAATGCAATGCTGACGACGTTCGACAATCCTTATGATCCTTTCGAGCAGTTTTCTCTGTGGTTTCTGTTCGACATGCAAAAAGGCTACAATTCGTGCGCTTATCTTGGACGAATTGCAAAGGTTTCGGATCAATTCAGTCAGGAAGAGAACGAACGTGAAGTCGAGCTTGCGATTGATGAAATTGTAAAGAACGATTTTCTAAATATTTATCGCAAAGTTACTAAAGCAATGCCCGAGAAAGAGGCGAGCTGATGCAGGATGTGTTTGGGTGGCTTAAAGTTGCCTTTACTTCCACATTTGGCTCGTCTTTTGCATTGTTTAGCGTAGTTGTTGTCGCTGCGCTTATCTTTTGATGGGAAATTCTTTAGTAGAAAGCCCGATATAATATCAAATGATATATGGGGAGGGGTCTCAAATATCACACCCCCTCCCTTATCGCGGCGGTCTTCTAAAATTCCCCGGGGGAAGATTTTTGGGAGACAAACTGACAGTGTTTTCTGCGGAACAGCTTTGAAAGTAGTCAAAGCCATGTATAACTGATTGAAAAGTTCCACTGCAATTTTATTATCGGGCTTCTGAGATCTTCTCGGAGGCCCGTTTTTCTATTTTAGGAGGACCCTATGAACTGTAACAGTAATGTAAATGAGCAGTTTCGTAAATCTGTGCTGGTGTCTGTCGATGATGCAGGCCAGGTTATCGATACCGCGAATGAAGAATCTCTACTTTTAGGCTGGGTTGTTTATCAGAGCGGGACAGCGCTTGAGTTATCCGAGTCTTATCACAGAATCAAGCGGAAGGGGCTTTATCGAGCCGATGCGTCTGTTGTGTTTGTTCCACGGGAAGACGGTGCAGTGACAGTTCGCATCTTGCTGAATGGGCACGCACTCCCCTCTTCACGAGCGCACCTCTCTGTTGAGAAGAACAAATATTATACGATCACATCCTGTGTTCCGGCATTTGATCGAATTATGAGCATGGAACTTACGCCGAAGCTTGAACTGACAATTGCGGGGGTTCCAGGAATCGTAGTTCGTACAATGCTCAGTACAACAAAGCTCGCCTGACTTTTAGAAAGGAGACAGTGAATGAGTAAAGCAAAAACACCGGACTCTTCCAGTTCTCCTCGGAAGATCAGGCCGGCTATTTCACCAGAGGCTCGCGACAATCAGTTGATTGCACTGGCTTACAATCTGGTAGAGAAACGTCTTCTGGAAGGAACAGCATCTTCACAGGAGACAACACATTTCCTAAAGCTTGGTTCAGCGCGAGAACGTAAAGAGCTGGAGATTCTTGAATTGCAGAAAGAGCTGATTGCAGCAAAGACGAAGAATCTCGACTCGATGCAAGAACTGAAAGCACTTTATGCTGACGCGATGGCTGCGATGTCCGACTACCAAGGCAGGAGGTCTGATGGGAATGAATAAATGTTATTCAGAGCTTATTCAGCTCCCGTCCTTTCGAGAACGGTTTGACTATCTGTTCATCGGAAATGGGGTTGGCTACGAAAACTTCGGATGGCGTCGCTATTTGAATCAGGCGCTTTATCATTCACCTGAATGGAAGCAGTTCCGCAACCGAGTCATCATTCGAGATGGTGGGCGTGATCTGGCTTGTGAAGGTTATGAGATCTTTGAGCCGATCATCATCCACCATCTGAACCCAATAACCTATGATGACATCCTAAACCGTAATCCCTGTATCTTTGCAATGGAAAATGTCGTATGCGTTCGTGATCGGACGCACAAAGCAATTCACTATGGCGACGCATCACTGCTGGTGGATCTTCCACCGGAAAGGAAACCAAATGATACTTGTCCGTGGAAGAAATCTCAGTAAAGGAGGTCATCATGCAGGACAGTATTCTTATGACGATTCGAAAGCTGGTCTGTGGAGATCCGTATGCAGATCACTTCGACGCTGACCTGCTTGTTCATATCAACGCTTGCTTTTCAATCTTAAACCAGTTGGGTGTAGGTCCGGAGAATGGTTTTATCGTAACAGATGAAACCCAAAGCTGGAGCAGCTACATTGCTGACAACTACATCCTGAACATGGTAAAGACTTATATCACATTGAAGGTGCGAGTGATCTTTGATCCTCCACTGACAAGTTCCGTTTTGGAGGCAATGAACAAGGAGATAAGTCAGCTGGAATGGCGGCTTAATGTAGCCGTGGATCCGACAACCTAAACAAATAAGGTGGTGAAATTCAAAATGGATAATCATCTTGAGCATCACGGGATCATCGGTATGAAATGGGGCGTGCGACGTTACCAGAATAAAGATGGGACCCTGACAAACGCGGGAAAGAAGCGGTATTCGACGGATGACGATGCTGGGGCTGATTCTCAGAATTCCAGTACCGGTAAGAAAACAGATACATCCAACAAAAGCGTTAATGAGATGAGTGACGAAGAACTTCGCTCCAGACTCAACCGTATTAACATGGAAGACCAGTATAATGCGGCAATGGCAAAGCGAAATCCTCAAAAGAATCAGCGAGTCAATAAACTCGTGAATGATCTTGCTGAGCAGGCTGTCCGTAATTTTGCACAGAAAGGCATCGAGAAGCTTGTTAAAAAAGTATTCGATGACAAAGAGACTGACAAGATTACAAAATACGACACTACAGATTTGAGTAAGGTTGGGGACAAAGCACTGGCAGCCATGCTCAAACGTGCTTCAACAGAGAATGCACTCAGAAAGCTTCAGAATCCTTGAGGTCTTAAGTCATGTCTCTATCTAACACTGCAACTCCGATTTATTACGGTCAGTTTCGCGATGCTGTTCTACGCGGCGAGATTCCCGTATGTCGGGAAGTCGCGATGGAGATGAACCGCATTGATGATCTGATTGCAAATCCGGGGGTTTATTATGATGACGAAGCCGTAGAAGGCTGGGTGAAATATTGCGAGAGTGAATTAACACTAACCGATGGATCTGATATGAACCTGCTAGACTCGTTCAAGTTGTGGGGTGAGCAGATCTTTGGCTGGTATTACTTCATTGAACGCAGTGTGTATGTTCCAAACCCAGACGGACACGGTGGTCACTACGAACGAAAGGTTATTCGGAAACGACTTGTAAATAAGCAGTATCTGATTGTTGGACGAGGAGCAGCAAAATCGGTATATGATTCTTGTCTGCAATCATTTTTCCAAAATGTTGATACCAGCACAACACATCAGATTACGACTGCCCCGACGATGAAGCTCGCGGAAGAGGTAATGTCTCCACTTCGGACCGCCATTACCAGAAGCCGCGGGCCTTTGTTTAAGTTTTTGACATTTGGGTCACTTCAGAATACGACCGGTAATCGCGCTGACCGTGTAAAACTGGCGTCCACGAAAAAAGGCATCGAGAATTTCCTGACAGGCTCGCTCATCGAGGTTCGACCAATGAGCATCAATAAGCTTCAGGGCCTTCGTTGTAAGGTGGCAACAGTTGACGAATGGCTCTCCGGTGATATTCGGGAAGATGTGATCGGCGCAATCGAGCAGGGTGCATCCAAGGTTGATGATTACCTGATCGTTGCCACCAGCTCAGAAGGTACTGTTCGTAATGGCGCAGGTGACACGATCAAGATGGAGCTTATGAACATCCTGAAGGGCGATTATCCGAATCCCCACGTTTCTATCTGGTGGTATCGGCTGGATTCTATGGATGAAGTTGGAAACCCTGATATGTGGCCGAAGTGCAATCCAAATATCGGTAAAACGGTGAGCTACGAAACCTATCAGCTGGACGTGGAACGCGCTGAAAAGGCCCCTGCTGCTAGAAACGACATTCTGGCTAAACGATTCGGTATCCCGATGGAAGGTTATACCTACTATTTCGCATACGAAGAGACGCTTCCGCATAAACCTCATTCTTTCTGGCAGATGCCATGTGCCTTGGGCGCGGACCTTTCCAGAGGTGATGACTTCTGTGCATTTACTTTCTTGTTCCCGCTTAGTGGAGAGAGCTTCGGCGTGAAAACGCGCTGTTATATCACCGATATAACACTATCAAAGCTGCCGCTTGCCATGCGGAATAAGTATGAGGAGTTTATGAAGGAAGGAAGTCTAATCGTCCTGGAAGGCAGCGTTCTTGATCTGGACGTGGTCTACGATGATCTGGACGAGCACATTATTCAGACCGGATATGATGTACGCTGCTTTGGATATGACCCCTACAATGCACAGGGGTTTGTCGAGCGCTGGGCACGGGAGAATGGTCCGTTCGGAATTGAAAAGGTTATTCAGGGCGCAAAGACTGAGTCTGTTCCGTTGGGTGAGCTGAAGACGCTTGCTGAACAACGCAGCCTGATCTTTGACGAGCAGCTCATGACATTTACGATGGGCAACTGTATCACGCTGGAGGATACGAATGGTAACCGGAAACTGCTGAAGAAGAGACATGATGAAAAGATTGACTCTGTTGCAGCAATGATGGATGCCTATATTGCCTATAAACATAATAAAGACGCATTTGAGTAAAGGTGGTGACGCTATGGACGTTTATTTATCCCATCATGGGATCATCGGTATGAAATGGGGCGTACGGCGCTACCAGAATCCAGATGGTTCACTTACCGCTGTCGGTCAGAAACGACTCGACAAAAAGGACAATAAGTGGGCTAAGAAGAACTATGACAAAATCGTAAAAAATGCGCAGAAAAAGGTGTCGGGAGAGCTGGACGAGTATGGAAATCAGCTGCTTCGCGATGCCTCTTCTTATAATTCACGCGGACGAATTAGTAATACGGCGATCAACTCTTATAACCGTCGTATGGCTGAGCTGATGAACACAGCTGTAACTGATCTGAGAGCACCGTCAGGTAAGGTCGTGCAGTTTGTGGCGAAGCGCGGAGAACTGGGTGTTCATATGGCACTTGCGACTCCGAACTACGATATGAGTCAACTGAAAAACGGCATCTGGTCTTCTGGACGGATTGCCTATAAGAAGAAGTCCGTTGATATGGCGTGAACATATAGATCTCTATTGCAGGAGGTGATGAGCGTTCAATGAAAGAAACAATCGGTTCCAAGTTCAAACGAGCTTGGAATATTTTTATGAATCGAGATCCCACAAGCTATCAGGGGGCGACTTATTCCAGCTCCAGCTATGGGTATCGACCTGACCGGATCCGTATGACACGGGGGCATGAGCGGTCAATTGTGACAGCCATCTGCAACCGTATTGCATTGGATGTTTCGGCAATCAGTCTTGTTCATGCTCGGGTAGACGAAAACGGTCATTTTCTGGAATACATCGATGATACCCTGCACCAATGCTTGACCGTTGAAGCAAATATTGATCAGACAGGTCGAGCACTGCGGCAGGACATTGTAATGTCAATGCTCGATGAAGGATGTGTAGCAGTTGTTCCGGTTGAAGCAGATTTTGACCCGGATGAGAATAGCAGCTACAAAATCTATTCCTTGCGAACGGGAAAGATTCTGGAATGGATGCCGCAGCACGTGCGAGTCAGACTTTATAACGAGACGACCGGACGATTTGAAGAGGTCGTTGTGGCAAAAAAATACACAGCGATTATGGAAAATCCTCTATTCGCGGTCATGAACGAGCCCAACTCCACGATGCAGCGCCTGATCCGCAAGCTGAATATTCTGGACGCGATCGATGAGCAGAGCGGTTCTGGAAAACTCGATCTGATTATTCAGCTTCCTTATGTCATCAAGTCCCAAGCTCGGAAGGAGCAAGCAGAACAGCGTCGAAGGGACATTGAGCAGCAGCTTTCAGGATCGAAATATGGTATCGCTTATACCGATGGTACAGAGCATATCACGCAGCTTAACCGCGGTGTCGAGAACAATCTGATGAGCCAGATTGAGTATCTGACAAAGATGCTGTATTCCCAGCTTGGTATCACTGAAAGCGTCATGGACGGGACAGCGAATGAGGAAACGATGCTGAACTATCACAATCGGACGGTGGAGCCGATTCTGGCAGCCATCGCCGATGAGATGACTCGAACATTCCTGACAAAGACTGCTCGAACACAGAAACAGGTGATTTCCTTCTTCCGTGATCCGTTTAAACTTGCACCAGTTTCCCAGATTGCCGAAATTGCGGACAAGTTCACTCGTAACGAGATTATGACAAAGAATGAATTTCGTTCAATTATCGGTATGCGGCCATCTGATGATCCGCGTGCTGATGAGCTTCGTAACAGCAACATCAATCAGGCTGATGCAGAGCCAGCATTACTGGAAGACGCTGAAAAAAATCAAAATGGTGAGTTCATGACGCAAGAAGAGTATGAAGCTGCACTTGCTGATCTCGATGATCTTGATGCACAGTTAGACGATTTAGAAAAGGAGCTGGATACATGACTAATGAAATTCTTCACTATGCCAGTCCTTACTATGATCCGGTGAAAGCTCATGAGTATTACATGAAGCATCGCGAACTGAAGGGCCGTACTTCCACGGCTGGCCTAAATGATGAAGGAAAAGCCGCTGCAAGTTATGTGAAAGAACAGCTTACGACAGAACGTAAAGCGAAAGTCGAAGCAAATAAAGAGGATACCACAAACCAGATCGATAAACTTCGTGAGCAGAAGAAGTCCAACATTGCGGCTCATAAAGCTGCGATGCAGCGTCAAATCGATCAGTTGAGGGCCAAACTCAGTTCTATGTCATCTGCTGACAAGCAAAAGAACCGAGCCCGGATTTCGTCCAGCATTTCAGCGTTGCGCGAGCAAAACGCCGCTGAGCGAGAACGTTTGAATGCAGAATTCCAAGCCCAGAGCAAGTCTCTCCGGACTGCACAGAAAGAAACCAATAAGAATCTCAAGACAGAATATGACGATAAGTACCTATCTGAACTTGAGAAGATTAAAGCAAATCCTGCATTTCAGAAGGCTAAATCTAGTCGTTCCGGTTCAAAGAAGTCTTCCAGCAGCAAGAAAACAAAGAAAGATCTTAGCTATTACATGAGAGGAGCACCGATTCACGTATGAAACTGAAATACCCTGATTGCGACTTTCATGGCTATGCCACGAAAGCCAATCTCACATGCAGAGATAAGCGTGTGATTATGCCTGATGCTTTTAAAGATCAGGACGGCGAGAAAGTGCCGCTCTGTTGGGGGCATCAGCATACCAGTGTCACGAGTGTTCTTGGGCATGCCTATCTCGAAAATCGAGCAGATGGCGTATATGCCTATGGCTATTTCAATGACACTGACTCCGGTCGTGCCGGTAAGAAGCTGGTCGATAATGGCGATGTGTGTGCATTGTCCATTTGGGCAAACGACCTTGTACAGAATGGAACGAATGTAGTTCACGGCGTGATTCGTGAGCTGAGTCTTGTTCTGGCCGGAGCAAATCCCGGCGCATACATTGATTCTGTCATGCAGCATGATGATGAGGCAAATCAGGAAGCCGAGATCCTGTTTGTGCTGGGCAAAGATAATATTCAACTTGCTCACGCAGATAACGATGAGGATTCCGAAGATGACGAACTGCAGCATGCTGATGAAGAAAAGACCGATGCGTCTGAAGATGACAAGAAAGACGATGCAGAAACTGTGCAGGATGTCCTGAATTCTATGTCTGAGAAACAGAAGAACGTTCTGCTTGCGCTGGTTGCAGAAGGTATCGCTGCCGGCGAAGAAACCAAAAAAACCGATAACAACGAGGAGGACAACACTATGAAGCATAATGTCTTTGACAATGATCGGCAGGACGAGGCAACCGTCCTCTCTTACACCGATCAGACCGCGATCATCAATCTGGCAAAGGCCAGCAATGTCGGCAGTCTCCAGCACGCGATGGATCTGTTTGCTGAGCAGAATCCTGACAGCGTTCTGGCACATGGCATTGAGAACATCAGCCAGCTGTTCCCGGAATACAAGGATGTTCGTCCGGGTGCGCCCGAGATGCTCACGACCGATCAGGGCTGGATTCAGAAGGTTCTGAAGAAGGTTCATAAGAGCCCGATCTCCCGTATCCGTACCCGTCAGGCTGATCTCCGTAATATCGAAGATCTGCGCGCGCAGGGCTATGTGAAGGGCAATAAGAAGGTCGATGTCGGTAACTTCAAGCTGATTCACAGAACGACTGACCCTCAGACTGTGTACGTCAAGAGCAAGATCGATCGCGACGACATCATCGACATTCAGGACTTTGACGTTGTGCAGTATCTTTACAACATCGACCGTATGAACCTGAATGAAGAACTTGCCACTGCAATCATGGTTGGCGATGGCCGCGAGGTCGGCGCTGATGGGAAGATCGCGGAAGACAAGATCCGCCCGATCTGGCAGGATGACGAGCTTTACACCATTCATGCCGATGTGGATATCGAGGGTATGAAGAAGACTCTTCAGGGTACGAATACTTCCGCCAACTTCGGCGAGAACTATATCTACGCCGAGAGCGTGATCCAGACCCTGCTGTATGCCCGTGAGAAGTACAAGGGTTCCGGTACTCCGGACTTCTACTGCACGCCGCATCTGGTGAACGTGATGCTGCTGGCTCGTGATCTGAATGGTCGCCGTATTTATGACAAGGTCAGTGATCTGGCTGCTGCGCTGAACGTTGGCGAGATCATCACTGTCGAGCAGTTTGAGGGCAAGACCCGCACGACTTCTGACAGCAAGACCAAGAAGCTTCTGGGTCTGATGGGTAATCTGGCTGACTATTCTCTTGGCGCGACCAAGGGCGGCGAAATCACGCATTTTACGGATTTCGATATCGACTTCAACCAGGAGAAGAGCCTGCTTGAAACCCGTTGCTCTGGCGCAAATACCCGCGTGATGTCCTTCATCGCGCTCGAAGAGGACGTCACTGACCGCCCTTAACAAGTCTCACGGTTGAACCTGCAGACAGTGGGACTGAGCTGCTCGGCAAAACCGCAGCAGATTTGCAGGAAAATGTTGCAATCTCCGGTGAAGACATTACTGGTACGTTAAAGCTGGTAACCGGCTATACGGGATTCAGCAGCGTAGCCGCAGAGCAGAGCGGTAATTACCTTGCTCTGCACGTAACGCCGCAGCCGGAAGATGCAGGTGTTACAGTTGAACTTGTCGGCGGCAAGAAGGGCGCAGTCGAACTGGACGATGATGGTCTGATCGTGCTGAGAATTGCTGATACGGCAAAGCAGTCGGTAAAGGTTACGGTTACCAATGGCGAAGACACTGCAACGAAGACCTACAGCCTGACTGGACTGACCTTGGCGACTGAGTAAGGAGTGAAAATTCAAAATGGCTAAATTTTACGGAACTATCGGATATGCTGTGACTGTCGAAGTCCGTCCAGATGTTTGGGAAGAGCAAATCATCGAGCGTACATACTGCGGTGATTTGATTCGTAACACTCGGCGCCTGGACGGTAATACGCAGGTGAATGATAATATCACCATTGGCAATGAGATCAGCATCGTATCCGATCCGTATGCCAATGAGAATTTTCATTCTATGCGCTATGTCACCTTTATGGGGGCAAAATGGAAGATCACATCCGTGGAAGTCAAGTATCCACGGCTGATTCTTTCGACGGGAGGCATCTGGAATGGACCGACGAGCTGAACTTGGAAAAATCTTTCGGGAGATTCTGGGTAATGGCAATGTCTATTTCCAGCCTCCCGGAAATACCCAAATGAGGTATCCTGCGATTCGATACGAGCGAAGTGAGATGGCAGTTAAGCATGCTGATAATGGGAACTATAATCGCCGAATCCGATATACAGTCACTGTCATCGATAGTGATCCGGATAGTGAGATTGTAAACCGTGTCAGCATGCTTCCTTATTGCTATTTCGACCGCCATTATGTGCAGGACAACCTCAATCATGATGTGTTTGAAATCTACTTTTAAGAGGAGGAACTGATATGTTCAATATCGAATGGGATCAGGTATTGGAACGTCTGTTTGAAACCGGTACGGATCGTGGTGTTCTGTATCCCTTCAACAAGACCAGCAAGGCCTATGATAAGGGCGTTGCATGGAACGGCCTGACTGGCGTGACGGAAACTCCGTCTGGTGCAGAGCCGACGGCACTGTATGCCGACAACATCAAGTATCTTACCCTGATGTCCAATGAGGATCTGGGTGGTACGATCACCGCCTACATGTACCCGGATGAGTGGAAGGCTTGCGACGGTTCTGCAGATCTGGATGCCGGCATTACGATCGGCCAGCAGCCGAGAGCAACTTTCGGCCTGTGCTATCGTACTCGTATTGGTAATGATACCGAAGGCGATAGCCACGGCTATAAGCTGCACCTGATCTATGGCTGCCTTGCTTCCGCTTCCGAGCGTGCATACAGCACGGTCAACGATTCGCCGGAAGCCATCGAGTTCTCTTGGGAATTCACCTGCACGCCGGTTGACGTTGCTGGATTCAAGCCGACTGCTATTGTCACGATCGATTCTACGAAGGTCGATGCTGCAAAGCTTGCGTCTTTCGAAGAAATCCTTTATGGCAAGGCTGCGACATCGGAAGATGCTGGCGATGCCGTTGCTCCGAAGCTGCCGCTTCCGGCAGAAGTTCTGGCGCACTTCAAAACCGTCTAACTGTTTTCAATCGAGGGAGTCTCCATGTGAGGCTCCCTCTTATTTTTGTTTTCATAACTGAAAGGGGTTATATTATGCTGCCTATTACAAAAAAGTACATTGATTTCAATGGCGTGGAACGCGAGGAAACGTTCTATTTCAATCTGACGCAGGAAGAACTGACCGATTGGGAGCTTTGTGTGACTGGCGGTCTCAGTAAGCTGGTTGAGAAAATTACGCAGACGAGAGATATTCCCGCACTGGCGAAGCTGTTCAAGGAAGCCATCCTGAAGGCTTATGGCGTAAAGAGCGATGACGGTCGTCGGTTTATCAAGACAAAGGAGCTTCGCGAGGCTTTTTCTCAGACACAGGCATATTCCGATCTCTATATGGAACTTGTGCAGGATGATAAGAAGGCTGCCGAGTTTATCAATGGTATCATCCCGAAGGTCAATTAAGATAGATGCTCACAATCGTGGTTCGGGGGGTTGAAGGTTGGGATGAGCAAAAAGAAGAGTTTGTTCCAGCAAGCCCCCCGGTATCACTGAATCTGGAGCATTCCCTTCTTTCCCTTTCCAAATGGGAATCAAAGTGGGAGAAACCGTTTCTCTCCAAAGAACAGAAAACCGTGGAGGAAACGATTGATTACATCCGCTGCATGACATTAAATTCGAACGTTCCTGCGGACGTTTACGATCGATTATCCTCACAAAATTTCAGAGATGTGAACGCTTACATTGATGCAAAACGAAGTGCGACGACCATTCGTGAAGAACAGAAAGGTCATCGAGGTACGGAAATTGTTACCAGTGAGCTGATCTATTATTGGATGGTTGCACTACAAATCCCGTTTGAATGCCAGAAATGGCATTTGAATCGTCTGCTGATGCTGATTCGCGTCTGTAATGTGAAGAACCAACCGCCGAAGAAGCAAAGTCAGCGAAGTGTTCTGAAGCAGAATGCTGCATTAAACGCTGCTCGGCGTCGACGAGCTCACTCGAAAGGATAAAAAATCAAAATGGTCACATTTCGGCAAAAAGGCGACTTTTCTAAAGCAACCCGGTTTCTGGAACGTGTGAAGGAAGCTGTTGGATTGGGACTGCTCGATCGATACGGGCAGAAAGGTGTCGCTGCTTTGTCGGCGGCCACCCCGGTTGACAGCGGGGAAACTGCTGCAAGCTGGGATTATGAGATTGTAAACAAAAAGGGGTCTGCGAGGATCACGTTTACAAACTCGCATATCGTCAAAGGTGTGCCGATTGCAATTATTCTGCAATACGGACATGGGACACGCAACGGCGGCTGGGTGGAAGGGCGCGATTACATCAACCCCGCTATCCAGCCGATTTTTGACGAGCTTGCTGAGAAAGCATGGAAGGAGGTTACAAAGCTATGAGCAAAACGATCGACCAAAGAGTCGTCGAGATGCGGTTTGACAATGCGAACTTCGAAAAGAATGTAAGCACGAGTATGTCAACACTGGATAAGCTGAAGAAAAGCCTCAAGTTCGAGGATAGTGCAAAAGGCTTCGAGAACATCAGCAAGGCGGCTGGTCGGGTCGATATGGGAGGACTGTCAAATGGCGTAGAATCCATTCGTTTGAAGTTCTCCGCGCTTGAGGTCATGGCTGTAACAGCTCTTCAGAATATAACAAACTCGGCATTAAACGCTGGGAAGAAAATTGCGTATGCATTGACTATTGAACCAATCAAGTCAGGTCTGCAGGAATATGAGACACAGATCAATGCAACGCAGACGATTTTGGCGAATACTCAGAAAGAGGGAGCCAACATCAACGATGTCAACCGTGCCTTGAACGAACTGAACAAGTACGCGGATTTGACGATCTATAACTTTACGGAAATGACACGAAACATCGGTACGTTTACAGCTGCCGGTGTTGATTTGAATACATCTGTCAATGCCATCAAGGGTATTGCGAACCTTGCAGCCGTCTCTGGTTCGACCAGCCAGCAGGCTTCTACTGCAATGTACCAGCTCTCGCAGGCATTGGCATCCGGCACTGTAAAATTGCAGGACTGGAACTCGGTTGTCAACGCAAACATGGGCGGTCAGGTATTTCAGGATGCACTGAAAATGACAGCCCGTATCCATGGCATCGCGATTGATGAAATGATTGCCGACGAAGGTTCTTTCCGTGAAACGCTTTCTAAAGGATGGCTGACGAAAGACATCCTCACAGAAACGCTTCAGCATTTTACAGAGTTTACAGATACCTACAACGAAGAAAGCCTGAAAAGGCAGGGTTACAACGACAAAGAGATTGCTGAAATCAAGCAGATGGGCATCACTGCGACAGATGCGGCTACGAAGATCAAGACCTTTTCTCAGCTGTGGGATGTTCTGAAGGAATCAGCACAGTCTGGTTGGACGACTTCGTGGCAGACGATTATCGGCGACTTCGAAGAAGCAAAGGAAACACTGACTGTTTTTGGTGATACGCTGACTAAGATGATCGGCGATTCAGCAGATGCAAGAAATGCAGTCTTGAAGGAAGGCTTCATGTCTGGCTGGAAACAGCTTCTGAATGAAGGCATTGAAGATACAGAGGGATTCCAGAATGCCATTATAGAAGCCGGTAAAAACAGCGGTGTAGCCGTTGACGATCTGATTGAGAAGTACGGCTCTTTTGAAAAATCGCTAAAGGGCGGCTGGGTCACTTCTGATATGCTGAAAACTGCGCTCGATTCTATGGCAGATTCGGTCGCGGGTTTATCAAAAGAAGAACTCGAAGCGAAGGGTTATACAGACGATCAGCGACAGGCATTGTTGAATCTTGTAGAGGCTGTAAAGGACGGCAGTCTGAATCTGGATGAGTTTGCCAAGAAGATGGGCAGAGCGTCCGGCCGTGAGAACATGATCGATGCGATCACGATGGCGTTCGAAAAGCTAATGCCGATCGTGAAACAGGTCGGAGATGCGTTTCAGGAAGTGTTCAACCCCAATAACGATCTGGGGCAGCGTATCTACGATATGACAACGCGGATCAGAGAGTTTGTTGCCGGCATCGAGATAAGCGAGAAGGGCCTTCAAAATTTCAAAATGAGTATTGAGGGCGTTCTTTCTATCTTCCATATCGCTGGGAAGGGTGTCTCTGCATTCGCTCAGATCATTGGACATCTACTTGGAAAGCTACTTCCAGTCGGAGATGGGATCCTCGATGTGACTGGCAGTCTTGGCGAGTTCTTAGTTTCGATTGATAAAGCAATTGACTCCGGCGGGTATCTCGAAAAATTCGTTGAGTTGGTCAACGGTGCAATCGATAAACTGGCTTCCGGATTCAAGGTTGCAAAAGACTATGTGCTTGATTTTATCGGGTCATGGACTGGCATTGACTTTTCAAAATTTGAATCTTTGCGCGATATCTTCGCCTTGATTGGTGAGAAGCTGAGCGAGTTTGGAGAGAAAATCCGCGATACGTTCCCATGGGTCAATTCTCTGAAGGAAACTATTACTGCAGCATTCCAGAAGATTCGTGGAAGTGCTGATGAGGATCTCGGTGCTGCAAATACAGCACTGGAGTCTTTGAAAACAGCAGGGTCTAAAGTCAAAGAGGTCTTTTCGAATATTGCAGAGAAAATCGGCGCATTCTTCGCTCCTGTTGTGGAGAAGATTAAAAGCATTTTCTCTGGTGTTACGATTACAGATCTGATAGGAACTGGGCTGCTTGCCGGCATCTTTAAGAGTATCAAGAAATTTGCTGACACATTTTCTGATTTGCTTGAAAATTTCAAGGGAATCGGAGAAAGCATCAGCGGCGTTTTAGATTCTGCAAGAGATGCACTTGTTCTTTGGCAGAAAGACATCAAAGCAAATATCCTGTTGAAGATCGCAGGTGCAGTTGCCATTCTTGCTGCTGCACTCTGGGTGATCTCCAAAGTCGACGCTGATCGAGTTCTTGGCAGCATGGGCGCAATCACAGCCCTTCTTGCCGAAGTCACAGCAGTTATGGCTGGTATCATGAAATGGGGTACCAGCGCAAATGCTTTGGAGGGACTTTCCGAAGCGGCTCAGCTTGGAAAGATTACTACTGCCATGATGGTGATTGCTGGTGCAGTGCTAATTTTGGCAGCCGCGCTCAAGAAGTGCGAAAACTTGAACTGGGATAACACGCTCCCCACGATGACCGCACTTTTTGTGTTACTTGGTGAGATGACTGCTGCCATGTACGGATTCATGGCAATTGCAAAGAAGAACCCGCTAAGTAAAGAAACCGGCACACTCCAGTCTTTTGCAGTTGGGATGATCGGTATGTCTGTCGCAATCGCAATTCTTGCAAGTGCTGTAGCTCGGCTTGGCGAGCTGGATCGAGAGCAGGTTATTCAGGGCGGGTTGACTGTTGTTGCACTTATGGCAGCACTTGGTGGTGTTACCGCAGCATTGAAAGCCATTAAATCCGGCAATATGTCGGGTGTGGCTGGTTCGATGATTGCAATGGCATTGGCGCTTACCATGCTGTATGTCCCAATTCGATTGTTTGCAAAGCTTGACACAGACACTCTGAAGCATGGCGGTATTGCAGTCAGTGTGGCACTTCTTGCTATGACTTCAGCAATGACCATAATGAAATCTGCAAAAGGCGATCTGAAGGGCGTTGCCGGATCTTTGCTTGCAATGGCGACCGCTTTGACGCTTCTGATTGTTCCGATTAAAGTGCTGGGCGGCATGGATATGAACTCTTTGGCTAAGGGGTTAATTGGGATTCTGGTTCCGCTCGCAGCAATGGGGGCGGTACTTTCCGACCTATCCGGCGGAGATTATTCCGGAATCGGAACGAATATGATCGCTATGGCTGCTGCAATGACATTGTTGGTTATTCCGCTCAAAGTGCTCGGCAGTATGGATTTGGCATCTTTGGCAAAAGGACTCGGTGCATTCGTAATTGCACTTGCAGCTCTTGTTGGCGCTGCCTACCTGATTGCACCGTTGGCCTCCAGCCTCGGTGGTCTCAGTAAAGCAATGCTCGCCTTTGGTGCTGCCTGCCTAGGTGTTGGCGTTCTCGTTGGTGCGATTGCATTTGCATTTATGACATTAGCCACAATCGGTGCAGCCGGTGTTGCTGCGATTCTTGCTGCTATTACAGGCTTGATTCAGGGATTCCGTGTGATGATGCCGATCATCGGTGAGGCGTTGAAAGACCTGATTTTAACACTGTGTGATGTGCTAAAAGACACGGCTCCTGCGATTACGGAGACTGCACTCTATCTGATTGATGAGCTTCTTCGGCAAATTGAAGAATATGTCCCATCCATCGTTGCCCATTTGGCAAAGATCATCCAGAAAATTGGTCAGGCAATTACGGAGAATTTTGGAGAAATCGGTCTTGGTGACTGGATCGGTGCTGCGATTTTTACAGGCATTGTTGTAGCTTCCGCCTTGTTGGTAAAGGGATTTGCAGCTGTGTCGAAGGATGTTCCAAAAGCACTGATCGGTGCAGCTGGTGTTGCTGCAATTTTGGTGATTGTAGGTGGCGTTATTGCTGCAATGACATTGCTGGATCTCGATAGTGTAATGGGCATCGCTGCCTCTCTTAGTGCGGTTCTGCTCTCGCTTAGCGTTATGATCGGCGTTCTTGGCATGATGCCTCTGACTGCCGGTCTTGCCGCAGGCTTGGTGTTAGCTGAGTTCATTGCTGTTATGGCTGCAATTATGGCAGCGCTGGGCGGTCTGAATCAGATTCCTGGCTTCAGTTGGCTGATGGATGAAGGAATCAAAGTGCTTGGGCAGATCGGCGAAGGTATCGGTACATTCGTTGGGAGTATTGTTGGTGCAGCGATTGAACGCATTACTGCTGGTATTGCTGAGTCAGGAAGTAATCTTTCCCGCTTTATGGAGAATCTCCAACCTTTCTTGGACGGAGCTCGTAATATCGATCAGGCTGTTCTTGATGGAATCATTAAATTGGCTGAATGTATGTTGCTGATCTCTGCCGCTGAGATTGTGGATGCAATTGCCGGATGGTTGACGGGAAAGAATTCTCTGAAAAAATTCGGAAAAGAACTTGCTGAGTTCGGGCCGGCATTCGCCACCTTCGCTGAAAGTGTATCTGGCGTGGACACCACTGGAGTAAAGGCATCTGGGGAGGCTTTGAAAGCCATTGCAGAGGCTGCTGCAGCGATTCCCAATGAGGGCGGTATGCTAAGCTGGATCGTCGGTGATAATTCGCTGGCTGATTTTGCAGAAGGGCTGGTGCCGTTCGGCAAAGCACTGATGGCTTACGGCGAAGCTGTTGCTGGAATCCAGAAGTATCTGACACACATTCGTCTTTCGGCAAAAGCTGCTGAATATGTCATCGAGATTGCTAATGTTGTACCGAATAGTGGCGGACTAGCTGGGTTGATCGTCGGCAACAACGATTTGAAAGACTTCGCAGAAGGACTAAAGCCTTTTGGTGAAGCTTTGATGGAATATGGTAAGGCTGTTACAGGTATCGGTGATTATACCGAAGATATTAAACAGTCTGTCAAATCGGCAAAGGAAATCGTAAAGGTCGGAGAAATCATTCCGAACAGCGGCGGCTTGCTTGGACTTATTGTTGGTAATAACGATCTGAAAGATTTTGCAAAAGGTCTGAAACCGTTTGGTGAAGCTCTTGTTGATTACGGAACAGCAGTCAATGGAATTGGCGAAAAGAGCGCCGACATTTCTGCATCTGTCACAGCGGCAAAGGATATTGTCAATCTGGCAACTGAGGTGAAAGGCACTGCCAATGCAAAAGATCTCAAGAAAACTGGTGAAGGTCTTGTAGAGTTTGCGACACAGATCAAGAACTTCATGGCAGAATGCGAAGGCTTGAATGCCGGACAGTTGGATTCTCTCAAGACGGCACTCCAGAGTATCGTTGACATTGCATCTAGCTTTTCGACGATCGACACATCTGCACTGACCGAATTTGTTCAGTCGATGGAGACAATCGGGTCCACAAGTGTGGACGAATTCTTGAGTTCGTTCTCTGATTCCAAGACGACAGCAGCAACGGCTGTAAACGCTCTGATTGCAAATTTTAAGAGTGCGATTACGACGAGCGAAAGTCAGTTGAAGAGCAAGTTTGAGGAGGCTGCGAAGAAAGGGCTTGAAGGCCTTACCGGCAAAAAGTCTGAATTTAAGACCGCTGGGGAAGATCTTATGAAATCCTTCAATTCTGGCGTCAGCAGTCAAACGAACACAGTCAAGAACCAATTCTCAACGGTTCTTAGCAACTGTGTGGCTGCTGTTCGCAGCTATTATAGTCAGTTCCAGAGCGCTGGCAGTTATCTTGTCTCTGGGATTGCGAATGGTATATCGGCAAATGCTGGTGCAGTTGCAAATGCTTCGGCAAATGTAGCATCGCGAGCTGCTTCCGCGGCACGAAGCCGACTTCAAATCAAATCCCCTTCCCGCGTTGGCTATCAGATCGGCGACTACTTTGGTATCGGCTTCACGAATGGTATTACCGATAACATTCGAAATGCCGGTATTTCCAGCGACGCACTTGCAGAATCTGCAACAACCGGTTTGTCGAACGCTGTTTCCAAGATTGCTGCTCTGATCGACAGCGGCATGGATATGAATCCGACGATTCGTCCGGTGCTGGACCTAACGGAAATTCAAAATGGAAGTGCCGCGATGGCAGATCTGATGAGTACGCTGAGCGGTCGCCCAGTTGAAGGTACGGTCAGTATTGCTGCAAAGACAGCCAATAGCATGAACCGAACTACATTTACTCCGGAGCAGCAGACTGCAAATGACACTGGTAAGCAGACGACTGAAAACACTACAAATAACTTCTATATAACCGGAACTGACCCGAGAGCGATTGCTGATGAGGTGGATCGCAAGCTTCAAAGACGTGTAGAAAGGAGAAAAGCAGCATGGGCGTGATTATCTTTAATGGAATCCCGTCGACCAACTATGGAATTCATGTAGAGAAACCACCCGTGTATGCAACTCCAGAACGCGACTATGAGGTGGTTCATATCCCCGGTCGAAACGGAGACCTTGTGATTGATAATGGCTCTTACCAGAACGTCACAAGGAAGTATGACATCTCCGTCGGTGAGATCGACGGCAATTTTACAAATCTGGCATCAGGTGTCAGTGAATGGCTGCACTCTGCATCCGGATACTCAAGACTGGAAGATTCCTATGAACCAGATTACTTCCGTCTTGCATATTACATAGCCGATACCGAGATGGAAAACCTGTTCCATCAGGCCGGTAAAATGTCGATCGAATTTAACTGCAAACCTGCCCGTTTCCTGAAAGCTGGGGAGCGGGCAGTTTCCTTCACAACCGCTGGTGCTCTTCGCAACCCAACATTTCAAAAAAGTTTTCCAAAGCTGACACTGACTGTTTCCGGGGCAGGAACTCTTACAGTTGGAGATCAAACTATTACAATCAGCGGTTTGACAGGTTCAACTCGTATGGTGATCGACTCAGAGCTTCAGGACGTCTATGAAGAAGGAAGTTTGACGAATCTAAACAGTAAGGTTTCGTTTTCTGATGGCTTCCCCCTCCTGCTTCCCGGCTCGAATACGATCACATTTACAGGGAGCATTACTTCGGTGGAGGTGATTCCAAAATGGTGGATTCTCTGATCGTCCTATATGATCGTGATGAGGAAGTGTTCACCTCGAATGGGCTCGGAGCACTTCCCGATGCTGCTTCCTGTATCGTGACCGAAGAGCGGAATGGTGGATATGAGGTTGAGATGGAGTACCCCCTAACTGGGAGCCATTTTCAAGAGATCCAGAAACGTCGTATTCTCTATGTAAAACCAAATCCTTATGATGATCCTCAGCCATTCCGTATTTACTCTATCACAAAACCCATCAATGGAATCGTGACGATTCATGCTGCTCATCTGAGCTATGACACGTCCGGTTCCATCGTAAAACTCTTTCCCGCGGATGCTGGTTCGGCTTCGGCAGCAATGTCGTATCTGAAGAACTTCTCTGTACCATCCACCCCCTTCACCTTCTTCACAAACGTTGGGAAGTCCGGTACGATGTCTGTTCCGAAGCCCTCCAGCATCCGATCTTTATTAGGCGGAAGTGACGGCTCAATCCTTGATACGTTCGGGGGTGAATACCTGTTTGACAAGTGGAATATTTCCCTGCTGGAATCCCGTGGTGCTGACCGCGGCGTTACGATCCGATATGGGAAGAACATGACCGATCTGGAACAGGAGGAAAATGACACTGACTTTTATACAGGTGTGTATCCGTTCTGGTATTCCGAATCTGAAGATGGCGGGCTTGTAACGCTTTCCGCAAATAATGGAATCGTCAATGCGTTTGGTACTTACGACTTCGTGAAGATCATGCCGTTGGATCTTTCTTCTGAGGATTTCAGCAAAGAGACGACCGACAGCGAAGGATATGTGACCACGATTGAAAAGCCGACGGAAGCCGAACTCCTCGCTGCCGCGAAGAAATACATCTCTGACAACAAAATTGGCGTTCCAAAGGTGTCTCTGGATGTATCTTTCGTCATGCTTGCACAGACAGAAGAGTATAAGGACTTTGCGCGTCTGGAGACTGTGAAACTGTGTGATACGGTAACCGTTGAATTTGAAAAACTCGGCGTCAAGACGACAGCAAAATGTATTAAAACTGTATATAACGTACTGACTGGTAAGTACAACTCCATTGAGCTGGGAGAACCAAAGTCATCTCTGGCCGAAACAGTCAGCAATCAAGGAACGCTGATTGAGGAAGCTTCGGACAAGAGCTATATGGAGCATGCGATTCAAAATGCGACAGATCTTATCATGAGCGGTAAGCTCGGCGGCTATGTGACTGTCACCAAAAATGAGATTTACATCGCTGATAGCAAGGATCTTGACAAGGCGGTAAAAGTATGGCGGTGGAATTCCGGTGGCTTGGGGTATTCAAAAAGCGGCAAGAACGGTCCTTTTGAAACAGCGATTACAAGCGACGGGAAAATCGTGGCTGACTATATTTCAACGGGTAATCTGGATTGCAGCGTACTGAACGTGTCGAACATTCATGGTGACTCTATTCTCGTAGACACGATTGGCGCATTGAACGGAATCAATCAATTAACTGATGGATACCAGTATGTGAAAACCGGTTGGCTTGGCGTCAACGATCGGGGTTATAACGAATATGGAATTGCCGTCGGTCGAATCAGTACCAATGATGATGGTTCCCTTGTAAAGACATCCAGCGAATACGTCAAGATCACCTCTGGGCGGGTTTCTTTTATGCAGAATGGAACTGAGGTCGCTTATATGTCAGGCGGTAAGCTCTATATCGCGAATGGCGATGTTGTGGCAAGTGACTTCAAATTTACTGGTGGAAGCAGCATTAAAGCGCAGTTGGAAGCGCTAGCGAATAGTGTCAGTGGTGATGGAAATAGCAGCCTTGAGATCGACATCAATGGCGGTGGTTGGCTGAGATTAACAACTGCAAGTTCGAGTGACTATGCTGTCGAGCTGGGTTCGAGTGGTGCTCTACGTATGGTTGCAAATAGTGGTGATATTTTCTTGAAAGCCGGTGCTGCGACAATTCAGATGCACCATGATACTGGTAAAGTCAGTATTTCCAACCTTGACGCCGTTCCTGTTTTCGGATGAGGTGATGTGAATGCCAACAATCGTCTTTTCACGTTCCAGTGCGAGTACAGTTTGGGCGAGTGCTAGCGGATGTGTTGCGAGTCATACCTATAAAATTCAGGTCTATGGTAACGGATCATGGTGGGATAAGGTAACTGGACTTTCCGGAAGCACCTCTTATACAAAATCATTTTCTGTTGATAGTGCTAGTTCTTATAGCGCTAGATTATGGGATGTAACAATTTCGGGTTCTACTGCAACGGGAACAATACCAGAATGGGAAACAGAGAATGATGTTACGGTTGATATTTATAACTATTTGAATGGAAAGAACACTTTAACAGACGGGTCTTATACCGGTCAGAAAGGATCGTCTTTCTCTATTCAGACGGCAGGAACTCAGTATCAATCCTATGTGCAGATCTATACCTTCCAGTATTTCACGCTCTCCTCTGAAAGCTATGATACTAATCATAGTGCACGAGATCCAATTAAAATTACAACTGGTCTGAGAGTGCGTGTTTATTGGCGAACAGATACCTATCCATATTCTACATTCGTTTATGTAGATGGGAGCTCTGTGAAGCAGTACGGAATCGTAGATAACTCGGATTCCCGGGTGCGTGTTTCAGATATGCAGGGATATGCTGATTACTCCAGCTCGTATGACTTCCAGTATGCAACCAAAAACGGTGGTACAACAGAATATGCGTATTACTCGCAGATCCCGCTTGAGACTGGATCCACGACAGTTATTCGACTTTACTTCAAGACAAAACCAAAGGCGGTCAAACCAACTATTTCCAGTATTAGTACCACGAATACGACGGCTACTGTTTATTGGAGTAAAAATGGCGGCTCTTATGGCTCGTGGTATTTGTATTATGGCACCTCGACAACGAATATGCAGAGCGCTGGTCAAATCACGTCATCACCGAAGACGATCACGGGGCTAAGCGCTGGAACAGCCTATGTGTTTTACATCCAGAATACCGTTTCTTCGTCAGATACGGCTCGCAGTGATTACGCTTCGGCAACGACGAAAAGCAATATCGGATATTTTGCTTGGACCAGTGATGACAGTTCCAAGATTCGCGCAGGACAGCCTGTCACGAATTTGACGGCATCCGCATGGAGCAATTTGATCAGCAAAGTTGGTGCTTGCGGCGGAAGCTCAAACTCCATCTATTCTGCATTCTCCGGGTCTCGGGTGACAGCCAATCATTTCAATACTGCGCGAAATGCGATCAGTGGATTATCTGGCGCAGGTTCTACTCCATCCAGCGTAACCGCTGGATCTTCAAAAGTGCTGGCAAGTTTGTTTATTAGCTTGAAGGAAGCACTCAACCGCGCTATTTCCTATAAAAACAGTACGTAAAGGAGGTAAAAACCTATGTTCATCACGTTGAATGAGGAACGTATTCCTATTACGAATTTCCATGAGAATCTGAATGGAACTGCTATGCTGAATGCACTCAACAGTTTCGTAGTTACAGCCGATTCTGAGTTTCCGGATGTGGCTGATCTCGATGATATGGAATTGACGACCTGCATTATTACAAATGACGAGGGAGTCAGGATTCCGACACAGGGGCTTTATCATAAAGTCGATGGCATCACAGCCACTTACGATGATCGGGATAAGGTTTACACCCTGAGCATCATTCTGGCGTAAAGGAGGAATCTTTATGGCTGTTTCCAGCTATACACCCTCCTCAACTCGTATTATTCACGATACCGAAGTAGATTTTCAGACCAGAACACAGCTTGGAACGACAGTCCATCTGATGCAGTACGACAAGTCGCTTCCTGTTGTGGCAGTTGCACTTTATTCGAATGGACAGCCATATCAGATTCCAACCGGAGCGGAGATGAATGTGCGTGTTGGCAAGACTGATGGCACAAAAGTCTATAATCCGGTCCTTGGCTGCAATGCCAACAGAACGATCTGTTATTTCGAAGTGACACAGCAGATGAGCTCTGCTTACGGTCCGACACTCGCAATTCTGGAATTGACCATCAGTGGAGCTATTGCCGGTTCCAGTTACATCCCACTTGACATCGCCAAGAATCCTGCACAGGATGAGGCAATTTTGTCATCCAATGAGTACAAATCCATGAATGAGATTGTGGATGAAGCTCGTGAGGCACTTGGAAAGCCCCCAAAAATTCAAAATGGTACTTGGTGGCTTTGGGATTCGGAGAAAAAAGCATATGTCGATACCGGATCGCCCACGCGGGGTGAGACGGGCGCTCAAGGCGAGCAAGGAAAAACTGGTGAGACTGGTGCGCAAGGTCCTGAAGGAAAACAGGGTAAGCAAGGCGAAAAAGGCGAGACTGGCAACGGAATTGCAAGCACTGTTCTGAACGATGACTACACACTTACCATTCACTTTACAGATGGAACAAATTATACGACCCAGTCTATTCGTGGTGCAATTGGTCCGACTGGTGCTCAGGGAGTTCAAGGACCTACTGGTGAGACTGGTGCAACTGGAGCACAAGGCGAGCAGGGTGAAACTGGTGAGACTGGCAACGGAATTGCAAGCACTGTTCTGAACGATGACTACACTCTTACCATTAACTTTACAGATGGGACAACCTATACGACCCCGTCTATTCGTGGCGCGACCGGCGCTCAAGGTAAGCAGGGAGAAAAAGGCGATACTGGAAGTGGGTTCAAGGTTCTTGGCTATTATGCCACGGAATCAGCACTATCTGCTGCTGTGGCAAATCCTGAAGCTGGTGATGCCTATGGTGTTGGCTCGATAGATCCATATGACATCTATATTTGGGATGGCGTCAACCGTAAGTGGGTGAATAATGGCGCTTTGCAAGGTGCTCAGGGTGAGCAGGGCATCCAAGGTGAACAAGGCATTCAGGGAATTCAAGGTCCCGCTGGAGCTGATGGAAAAGATGGTGTTAATGGCAAGGACGGCAAGACGCCAGTTGTCGGCGTTGACTATTTCACTGAGGCTGATAAGACCGATATGGTAAATAGCGTCTATGCGCTGATTACCAATGGAGACGCCGCTTCGTATGGGAGTTAAGGAGGAATGGATCCATGATTGAAAGAATCGCAAATCAGTCGGTTCCGATCCGACTTGGGTATGCCGGCGAAAACGAGGTTCTCCGCGTTGGATTTGACCTGAGTTCGTTAAAAACCCTGTTTCCCGGTGGACATCCACTGCTGGTGGTAAAGCGTCCTGCTGATCACGATGCGTATCCTGTTTCATTGGAGATTACCGACGATTTCGGCTGGTGGACTGTATCAAATGTTGATACAGAGCAATCTGGGTACGGAAGCTGCCAGATCCACTGGTATCTTGGAAATCAGCTTGCCAAGAGCGAACAATATTCATTCTTTGTGAATAAGGCACTCGCTGCTGGAAGTACACAGCCTCCCGAAGCCGCCGAACAGTGGTATGACGATTTTGTCAAGACAATCGGAAGTCTGGAGTCCCTTCAGACGAAGGATAAGACTTCCATTGTCGCGGCCATCAATGAACTGTTCGATTTAATTCAAAATGGGAATATGCCTGTGGCGAGCGACACACAAATCGGCGGTATTATGGCGAGCGACACGATCACAGTCGACGAAGATGGAAAGGCACACGCTTCTGTCTCTCAAATGTATGCCACAGAGGACGAGGTCGACGCAATGATGGACGATGTTTTCGGCGGATAACGTCGTAAGCAAATAATCGAAAGGAGTGATTCAATGGATGCTTCGAATCTGATTACTGTTCAGACGCTGAAAACAGCGGTCGAACGGCTGAAATCCGAGTTTGGTGAGCTCGGCGGTGGCACTTTATATAGCGATATCAAAAGTGATCTGTCAGCATCGGATACGAGCATCATCGAGGCATATTTTGCTCAGGATGGTGCACCGACTCCGAAAGCTGGCGACGTATTTATTGTGACGACTATTGTGGACGAGAAGACCTATGAACAGTCTGCTTATGGGTATAACGGAACGCAGTGGGTCGCCATGACAGGAAATGTAGATGCAGACAAGGTTATTATGCGGGAGGATCTGACTCTTGCCGGTAACTATACGCAGATCGGCAACTGGACGAAAAGTCAGAACGGTACTTTGAAGAAGGCTGTATCTGGTATGTCGGTTGCCGCGATCCTGAAAGATCTGATGTCGAAGGTTCTTCAGCCGACCATCACAGCTCAGCCCTCTGTTACTGGATTTGCACTCAGCGGCGCAGGTGCTGTGGAAGCTGGCACGCAGATTGCATCTCCTGCTTATACGGCAGGCTCGCTGAATCCAGGTTCGTATTCGTACGGTCCCAAGAGCGGCACAGGTGTCGTCGCTTCGCACTGGAAGGTCGAACGCATTACGAACAAGGGTACGACGGTTGTGACAGAAGTTGATACTGCTTCTCTTGTGGCTGGCAATGATGCGAATGACGGTGTGTCCTTTATCATCGGCGACAGTGGTGAAGACAATGCTGTATCCAGCCTGAAGTATCGAGCGACGGCTACGCATGGTGCTGGCGTTCAGGCTGAGGATAACCTTGGCGGCGCATCGGATCCTGCTGTTGCGATTGCCGCTGGTACCAAGACGAAAGATACCAGTGCCTATACGCCGTATCGTAATTACTTCTATGGTGCGACTGCTGCGAAACCGGTACTTGACAGCGCGTATGTTCGTAGCCTTACGAAGAGCAATAAGGCGTATGCGGCTGGGACGATCACACTGAATATTCCGGCGGGAGCAACTCGTGTTTCGATTGCGTGTATCGTCGGGAAAACGGGTGTTACGAAAGTCATCAATGAGACAGCGCTGAATGCAGATGTAACGGATACCTTCGCAAAGAAAACTGTTGCCGTCGAAGGCGCGAACGGCTATACCGCAAAAGACTACAACGTTTGGGTTTTCGAACCGGCGATTCCGTATGAGAACTCAGCAGTTCTGAAAGTCACGCTTGGCTGAGAGGAGGGAATGAAAGATGGCAGTTAACAATACTGAAAATGCATATGCCAAGATGGAGTTCCCTCTGACGATCAAGCGTCAGGATGGATTCAGTATGGATCCTACCGAAGTCTGGAGCTCTCTCGAAGCAGCGCAGAATTATGCCAAGACGAATCCAACAGCATATGTCGGACAGGAACTGGCTGTTATCGCGAATGGTGAAGCAAAGCGTTACTTCATCAAGAATGAAGCCGGCGATCTGGTAGACAACAGCGGTGGCAGCATTGATGAATCGTCGATTGCGACTGACGATGAAGTCACAGAGATGCTGAACGAAGTGTTTGGCGGCTAACAAATCCACATCTTTGAACATACAAGGAGGAAATTCAAAATGGCATATGATACTTCCAAACTGACAAAACTTGCTGCTCTTAAGGCTCTTGCTCAGAAGGTCGAGAGCGATTATGCTACCAAAACCAGTGTTTCGAATCTGGAGCAGCGAATCAATGATATCGTTGCGACTGGCGGCGAGCCCAATACCATCAACAAAATTAAGGTCAACGGCACTGAACAGCAGATTGCTGAGGACAAGTCCGTAGATATTGTCGTTCCTGTTAAGGTTTCCGACCTGACGAACGACTCCAAGTTCCAGACGGATGCTGAGGTCGCTGCTGCTATCGCGGCTGCCGACCACATGAAGCGGAAGATCGTTGACTCCACTGCGGATATCGATCTTACTGCGGCTGATGCTTCTCAGTACATCTACATGGTCAAGAAGGGCACGACCAAGACCGGCGATAAGTACGATGAGTACATGGTTCTGGACGGAGCTCTGGAAAAGGTCGGTGACTGGGAGGTTGACCTGTCGAACTACCAGCCGAAGGAAGACGGCAAGGGGCTTTCGACCAATGACTTCACCAATGAGCTGCTGGAAAAGCTGAATGGCATTGCTGCCGAGGCGAATAAGTATGTTCACCCCACTCACGAAGCACACACCGCTGGCTTCTACAAGGTGACTGTCGACGCAGAAGGTCATGTGACCGCCGTTGCAGCTGTGGAGAAGGCTGATATCACCGCTCTTGGCATTCCGGGTCAGGACACTACTTACGAGGATGCAACACAGAAAGAACATGGTCTGATGTCCGCCGCTGACAAGGCAAAGCTCGACGGCATGGTTATTGCCACGGATGCCGAGGTCACGGAGATGCTGAACGAAGTCTTCAGCGCAACGACCTGATATTTTGTGCGGAATCTGCGGGGGTGAGGCTTCTTGCCCCCGCCACCCGCTTCAATCGTAAGAAAACTGCGAGGTGGAAAACATGTCGACTGAAAAACTTACGGTGGTAGGTCATTTGAAGGCTCTGGCCCAGCGGTTACAGAATACTAGAAATACTGTTTCTCAACTCGCACAGGCGACGACAGATGCGATTGAAGAACTGGATCAGCGGGTTGACGCCCTGACGACGTATGTTCCCGCTGTCTCTGAGGACGGAATTCTCAGTTGGACCAATGATGCAGGAAAAGATAATCCGCCACCGGTCAATCTCGCCGACCTTGTAATTAAGGCACTCACTGACGGTGATACCGAGGAATACGGTAACGGCGATACGGAGGTGTATGGCACATGAGTGAAAAAGTCGTTGTGACAAAGTCCAAATTGGACGAACTGGCAAACTCGATCAATGAGAAAGCCGGGAAAACAGGAAAGAAAACGATCGATCAGTTGAAAGAGACTGTTGATAATATGAATGCACTTGATACTGTCCCCGTTTGGGAAGGAGGAGATTACTGATGGCAGTTGATAAAGCAGTAGACTCGGCTCAGCTCGACGGGGCGATGACTGCGACTGCGGATAAAATTCGTGAGAAGATCGGTAATTCGGATCCGATCACTTGGGATCCGGATACTGGCTTTGCTGGGGCGCTGGACGATCTGTCCACGCTGAAACTTGCATCAATCGCAATTACAACGCCCCCGTCCAAGACGGCGTATAAGGCTGGCGAGGTATTCAATCCAGCCGGCATGGTCGTCGAAGCTACATATTCGAATGGGGCAACGCTCGTTTGTACTGGATATTCTGTATCCCCGTCTGGTGCATTGAGCGCAGGAACGACGAGTGTAACGATTCAGTACACCGAAGGCGGCGTTACCAAGACTGCCACGCAGACGATTTCTGTCACAAAGACCTCTGTGGCGATTCCGACTCAGAGTGGATCTCTGACGTATACCGGCAGCTCTCAGAGCCCTACATGGTCTAATTACAATACGATCTATATGACAATTGGCGGCACTACGTCCGGAACAAATGCCGGCTCTTATTCGGCAACATTTACGCTGAAGGATACGAGTCTGTATCAGTGGTCTGACGGTACGACTACTGCAAAGAGCGTTTCGTGGTCTATCGGAAAGGCTGCCGGGAAAATTACGCTGAACAAAACAAGCATCACGCTGAATGCATCTGCGAAGTCTGCGACGTTTACTGTATCGAGACTCGGCACAGGTAAGATCACAGTGACTTCAGGGAGCACCGGCATTGCCACAGTCTCCCCAGCTTCGTCTACGTCATCCGGTACTGTGACCTTCACTGTCACGAGTGTGAACGATACAACGGGCAGTGCCGTCATTACGATTGCAGTCGCAGCAGACAATAACTACTATGCTCCGTCAAATGCCACGGTTAATGTATCGGCAGCATTTGCATCGAGCTTTGGCGTCTGCTGGAACTACGGCAGCTCCTCTACGGCTCTGACGCGTCTGACGGCTGCAAATGACCCGAATGGTCTGGTCAATACCTCGATTACGACAGACCCGTCTCCGGCTGTTGGAACCGGCTCAGGGTCGTCCCCGTTTGATTTCTATATGCCGTGGAAGGGCATGGAGGAATACAACATCATCAGTAATGCTGTCAGTTATAAGAAGGGTACGACCGGATTCTCCAGAACGTCAAACGATACCGTCGTTTATATTCCGGAATTCTATTACAAGATCGTACAGGATGCCACGAACCGCAAGATGTATTATTACATCTCTGATTCTCAGATGACTGGCTTTACAAAGCATCCGGGCTCTGGACGGTATGTCGGCAAGTATCATACGATCACCGGATACTATTCGAAATCTGGCTCTCAGCCGCTTACAAACATGACACGAGCTACTGCGCGTACACAGTCTAAGGCGAAAGGCAGCAAGTGGTCTCAGTATGACTTCGCTACCTATAGTGCAATCGTACTGCTGTATCTGGTGGAGTTTGCCGACTGGAACTCTCAGAGTAAGATCGGGCAAGGCTGTGGCTCTGGTTCTAAGGTCAATAATGGTGGCTGCGACAGCATGAATTACCACACCGGTACTTCAGCTTCCTCTCGTACAACCGCCGGTCCGGTGCAGTATCGCAACATCGAAGGTTTGTGGTCGAATGTCTTTGACTGGGTTGACGGCATCAACATGAACAGCCGAAGCGTTTATATTTGCACGACCCCCGGCAATTTTGCTGATAATACGACAACAAACTATACTGCAACCGGAATCACGCTGCCGAGTTCGAATGGCTATATCAAAGCAATGGGTTACAGCAGTGCAGCGCCGTGGGCGATGATTCCATCCGCCAATGGCGGCAGCGAAACAACCTACGTTCCGGATTATGTCTATTCGAATTCTGGTTGGTGTGTGTTGTACGTAGGCGGCTACTATGGCTCGGGCGCGTATTACGGTTTGATGTACTTCGACGCGTACGGCGACTCTTCTAACTCGGACGGCCTCATCGGGGCTCGACTCCTCTTTATCCCCTAAGGGGGCACGGGGGTCGCAACCCCCGCGGATTTCATGATCTTCAAATAAAAACGGGACTGCCAGTGCATGTGTCCTGGGATTATGTCTATTCGAATTCTGGTTGGTGTGTGTTGTACGTAGGCGGCAACTATAACTCGAACGCGAATTACGGTTTGATGTACTTCAACGCGAACAACGACTCTTCTAACTCGAACGACAACATCGGGGCTCGACTATTTGTTTCATCTTATACGAAGCGCTGGCTTTCACCGCACCACTTGGTGAAAATATTACCGTGAGGACAGGATCTAGTAGGTTTGTTCTCGAACGATCTTGAGGTAAACAAGGAGACATTTCCATGCCAAAACGTGTTGGTTATCTGTATGATAAAATGCTGGATCGGGACTTCATCAAACAGACAATTCATAAGGCTGCAAAAGGTCGGACAAAGCGCCGCGACATCGCCAAGGTTCTGCGGAATCTTGACGACTATGTTGAGCGCACTTATGAATTGCTGGAGGCAGGGGCATATGTACCCTCCATCCCGAGAGAGCGTGATATTTATGATGTCAGCTCTGGAAAGGTCAGGCATATTAAAACCGTCCCATTCTTCCCCGACGGGATCATGCAGTGGCTCCTTGTAGAAACGATGAAACCAATTCTCATGCGTGGGATGTATCATTGGTCCTGCGCGTCTGTTCCCGGACGGGGAACGCATTATGCGGCAAAGCATATTAAAAAGATCATGCAATCCGATCGGCGAGGAACGAGATACTGCGCTGAGTTGGATATTCGACATTACTATCAGCATATTGACATTGATGTGCTGATGCGGGCACTGGAACGGAAGATCAAAGACCGGCGATTCCTTTCGCTGGTTCGAGCAATTCTTGAGACTGGTGCTCCCGGACTAGCCATCGGCTATTATCTCTGTCAATGGCTTGCCAATTTCTATCTGGAGGCGACGGATCGTTATATTCGTTCCCTTGATGGCGTCCATCATATGGTCCGCTATATGGACAACATTACCCTGTTCGGGAGAAGCAAGCGCCGTCTGCATAAAGCTGTCCGAGCAATCGGTACATATGTGAGACGATACTGGCGACTTCACCTCAAAGGAAATTGGCAGGTCTATCCGACAGAGAGCCGCATGGTTTCCGCAGTCGGATTCCGATTCGACGCAAATCATACGATTCTACGCAAAAAGACGTTTTTACGACTTGCACGAGCTTGTCGTAAAGCGAGAAAACGTCAGACAGAACACCGGCATATCAGCGGAAAGCTGGCACGAAGCATTCTCAGTCGAGCCGGCCAACTGAAGCATTGTAACAGTCACACGATTCGGGAGACATACATAGACCCGATTGGAATCAAAAACTTAAAGGAGGTCGTTCGACATGAAAGTCAGAGGCGACAACGCGCCGCTTAACACGTTCTCCACTGAGGAACAGCCGAAAAATCCGGGATATTCTCTGATTCGTTTCTATGAGAATTCTACCCCATATTCCTCAGAAGAACGCGGCATCGCCGTCAGCGGATACGAATACGACGAGTATCATCTTGAGGTTGAAGATCGTGACGATCTTAAAGCCTATATTCAGAACCACTTCGATGAGCTGCTCGCGAAGGCGAAACTTGCAGAAGCAGACTTCCGCACGCCGCAGGAAAAGCGAAAGTGGGCATATGAGAATGAACTATCTATCATTTATCGTGGCGAGGCAATCACAGTCGATGCTGCGAATAAGCAGTTCATGGAATATACCGCCGAGGGAGCAGTCGAAAAGTGTCAGGAGCTTCAGCAGTTGATTGCTGCAGCAAAAGATACGATCCGCAACACCTATCCTGACGAAATGGAGGTATAAAATGTCATTGGCTACATTTACATACATTGTCAGTATTTGTTCGGGAGTTGCGGCAATTCTTGCACTTGCAGTGATGCTGGTGAAGCCGCTTCGGAATCGGTTCTTTGATTTTACTTCCATTCGTGAAGGCCAGAAATGCCTGCTGCGTTCGGACATGCTTCGAACGTATTACAAGCATCTGGAAGATGAGAAGATTCGCCAGCATGAATACGAGAATTTTATGCATGATTACGCCGCCTATAAAGCAATGGGCGGCAATAGTTTTATCGAGCACATAAAAAAAGAAGTGGATTCATGGAGCGTGATTCCGTGATTCACAATAAATCAAAATGGACAAAAGGCGAGATGATGCGAACCATCGTGCTATATTGCCTGCAGGTTTTGACCTATGTTCTCATCTGGGCGGCAGCGGTCAAAACCTATGCAATCGTTCGATGGGGCGAGACAATCGGTTGTGATCTTAGCGATATTCTGGTCTATACCGGTGGAGCATTCGGTGTCGAGCTTTTGTCGCTTGCTCTGAAAAAGATTTTTACAAAAAAGCGAGAGGAGGATATGGAAGATGGATGAATTTCTGAAAGTCCTTGCAAATCTCCTGAAGGTCAAATCCCTTGTTACGATCATTCTGACAGTTACGTTTGCAGTGCTGGCATTTCAGGGTCACATGGAAACGAAAGACTTTTACAGCGTAATCGTTATGGTTCTCACCTTCTACTTCGGTGCGCAGAGCGTCAAGAAGGACGGTGATAATCTGTGAGCGTTATGATCGGACAAGCCTCTATCGATGAAAGAGGCCGTATCACAGGCGGCGCTGCAGGTAATCAATCAGGTCGTGAACTGAATATCTGCTCTTGGTATGCGAATGGCTGGACGCTCCTCATCCGAGCGAAAAAGCCTGCTACGGCGAAGGCTATGGCAAAAGCCTGTCGTGCAGGTGTTGGTAATAAGCATATCGGCTACGATCAGTATCAGCGAAACACACTTCGTCCGTATGCCAAAGCTTCAAAATGGAATCTGGCAGCTATTACGGATGACTGTGAGACCGATTGCTCGGCCTTTATGGCGGTTTGTGCAGAAGCTGCCAGTGTTGATATGTCTAAAACTTATACAGCCGGCAATGCACCTGCAACATTCCAGATGCGAGAGCAGTGGGGCAAGACCGGTGAGTTCGAGATGCTCACCGACAAGAAGTATCTGACATCTCCGGATTATCTTCTCGAAGGTGATGTTCTCGTAAATGAGAGCCGTCATACCTGCATGGTTCTCTCTGATGGAGCCAAAGCAAAGGAGGAACGCGAAGTGGTTGAAAAGAGCAAAATCATCGTCGATGGGAAAGAGCACGTTGTAGAACGTATCTTGAAAGATGGCACGAACTACATCAAGGTTCGTGACCTCGCGGCTGCTCTGAATCTCGAAGTTGGTAATAAGGGCAACATCGCTGTCCTGACCACCAAAGCATAAAAATATCCTGCCATAGACGAATCTACAGCAGGATATCGAGTGTAGGAATGCGGTGTAGGAGTAGTGTAGGGATAATGTAGGAATGAACCTCTTTTACCCCCTATTTACTGCTCCTACCTGCGTTTCAAACTCATTGAAAATGCTTGGTTTTTGCGTATTCTTACTTGTTCAGTGCTTCTTCGACTGCGACGGCCACGGCGACGGTGGCGCCGACCATGGGGTTGTTGCCCATGCCGAGGAAGCCCATCATCTCAACGTGTGCCGGGACGGAGGAGGAGCCAGCGAACTGGGCGTCGGAGTGCATACGGCCCATGGTGTCGGTCATGCCGTAGGAAGCGGGGCCGGCAGCCATGTTGTCCGGGTGCAGGGTACGGCCCGTGCCGCCGCCGGAAGCGACGGAGAAGTACTTCTTGCCCATCTGGACGCATTCCTTCTTGTAGGTGCCAGCGACCGGATGCTGAAAGCGGGTCGGGTTGGTGGAGTTGCCGGTGATGGAGACGTCGACGCCTTCCTTGTGCATGATGGCAACGCCCTCACGGACGTCGTCAGCGCCGTAGCAGCGGACGTTGGCGCGCTCGCCCTCGGAGTAGCGGATCTCGCGGACGATCTTCAGCTCGCCGGTGTAGTAGTCGAACTGGGTCTGAACATAGGTGAAGCCGTTGATACGGGAGATGATCTGGGCGGCGTCCTTGCCAAGGCCGTTCAGGATGACGCGCAGGGGCTTCTTACGAGCCTTGTTGGCGTTCTTGACGATGCCGATAGCGCCCTCAGCGGCGGCGAAGGATTCGTGGCCGGCGAGGAAGCAGAAGCACTCAGACTCCTCGGACAGGAGCATGGCGCCCAGGTTGCCGTGGCCGAGGCCGACCTTGCGGTCGTCGGCGACAGAGCCGTCGATGCAGAAGGCCTGCAGGCCTTCGCCGATGGCGGTAGCGGCTTCCGCAGCGGTCTTGACGCCCTTCTTCATGGCGATGGCAGCGCCGACGGTGTAAGCCCAGCAAGCGTTTTCAAAGCAGATGGGCTGGATGCCCTTGACGATCTCATACGGGTCAAAGCCCTTGGCCTGGCACATTTCGCGGCAGGCCTCGACGGACTCGATGCCATACTGCTTGAGGACGCCGTTGATCTTGTCGATTCTTCTGTCGTAGTTTTCAAACAAAGCCATTTTCGTGTCCTCCTTCTGTTATTCCTGACGCGGGTCGATATACTTCGCCGCGGTATCCCACTGGCCATAGTGGCCGGTAGCCTTCTTGATGGCCTCGGTGGGCTCGTCGCCCTTCTTGATGAAGTCCATCATCTTGCCGAAGTTGATGAACTCGTAGCCGACGATCTCATCGTCCTTGTTGAGCGCGATCTTGGAGCAGTAGCCCTCAGCCATTTCGAGGTAGCGCGGGCCCTTTTCCTTGGTGGCGAACATGGTGCCGACCTGGCTTCTCAGGCCCTTACCGAGATCTTCCAGGGAAGCGCCGACTGCAAGGCCATCCTCAGAGAACGCGGACTGGCTGCGGCCGTAGACGATCTGGAGGAACAGCTCGCGCATGGCGGTGTTGATGGCGTCGCAGACGAGGTCGGTGTTGAGGGCCTCGAGGATGGTCTTGCCGATGAGGATCTCGGAAGCCATGGCTGCGGAGTGGGTCATGCC